CCAAAAGCTACTCCTAGCCTTGTCCTTAATTGATTAGTAAATATCAAACAAATTTTGTTACGTCCTAACATATTTGTCACTTTTCTCATTGCCTTGGAAAGTATAATGGATTTCGATGTTGCATATCCATCCTTATCAAATTCCTTAGCCATTTCAATTTTAGTTGATGCCCCCATTATAGAGTCAACAACAATAGTAACTAATTTATCTTTGTTTGATTTTCTAATTGATTCAACTATATTTTCAATCGCTTCAAAAATGTCTTCTATTGTTTCCAATGGAACATATAACATTTTTTCTAGATCTATTCCTATAGCTTCTAAAAATTCTCTACTAACTGCATTTTCAGTATCTATATATACTGCCATACCACCTGCTTTTTGCGTATTTGCTAAAGCATGTGCTGCTAATAAAGATTTACCTGATGCTTCCAAACCTGTAATTTCTGTTATTCTTCCAACTGGAAATCCGCCTTCCGGCCTATTTGCTATTGCAAGATCTAACATTGAAGAGCCAGATCCTACCCATCCTCTTACTTCACTCGGTGCATCCGTATCTCTATCTAAGAAATAAGCTGCCTTGAATCCAGTATGTTTAAACTTCTTGTTTAAATTATCTGCTAATTCTAAAGCCAGATCATCTGCTAGTTCACTTTTTGATTTTGCCATATTTTATAACTTTTTAGTCGTTGAATAATGAATCGAATGCTTTAGAAACATCATCTACTTTATTTACTTTAGATGTTTCTCCAGCGTTAGAAGTTGCTTCTACTTGAGTAGCTTCTTCTGTTCCTGATTCTTCTGGATTGAGCCAACTCTCTAATGCTTCTTTAAGTTCATCATAAGTTGGTTCTTTAAATATTGCTGATAGATCTGGTTGATTCTTTGTAACCATTTCTGCAACATTTTTGTCCTCTGTTACTGGAGTAACATTAGGCTTAACTCTAATTGTTGTTTTTGGAAACGAACCTGCTCCTTCTGATGGAGTAAATTCTACTAATACATCTCTTCCATTCATTGGATCAGATATATCTCCGTAATCTGGATCTGCAATTACACCTAATAACTCGGTATAGACTGTTTTTCCAAATCCCCAAAATTTAACACCTTCAGATTCTTTTCCTCTTACTAACACGGGAACATATGTTCTCATTTTAGGTTCCATCTTCTTACCTAATTTCCATTCATCTGAATTACCAGATGCTTTTAACTTCTCTGCAAATTCCACTACTGGATCTGCTTTGCCGTTAGTCACCGGAGATAGATAATTCTTTTTACCTAAATCGTAATGAAAATATAATTCTCTGAATGGATTGTCTCTGTCGTGCTGATAAGGGACTATTCTGATTGTTTGCTTACCTGGTTCCGGTTTCCATAAGTTGTTTTGTCTGGTGCCGGTAGTCTGAAGCTGACTAAGTTTTCTTTTTATTGCGTCTAAATCAATTGCCATTGTTTTTCCTTTTAAATGATTAATTATTATTTATTAGTATTAATATAAGTACTTTTTTTCTATTATCCTAAGGATTATCAAAAAAAGTTAAAAAAAGTTTTATTTGTTATTTGTTAATTAGTTTATTATTGTATATAGATATTAATCTATCTCTCTCTTCCATCTTCATCAAAATATTTGTCTTTTGTTTTCACAGCCTTTTCTTTAAGTTCAGCTGCTTCAATATTGAGGCGAGCCAGTAATGTCGAATCTTTAAACCCTCTATCAGATACGAGTGTAATCAATTCATCTAATTTCACAGTTTCTACTTCTGTTTCTTCTTTTATTGCAGTCTTTATGGTAGTCATACTTTTTATTAGAGTATCTGATGGCTTACTTACTTGTAATAAGATTGCAAGTATCTCTTCTGTTTGTGCTAAATCTAATTCTGAATCTAATCTGTGACTATTAAACATAATTTTTCTCTTTTAAATAAATATACAGTTATATGTCAATCCGTTTCATAAGTACAAGATTGATACGCCGTAGGTCATCTCCATTTGTCAATAACAATGTGTTCTCATAGTTACTCCAATCAACCATAAATGTTTTGTCTAATACTCCATTGTTTGAATTTTTAATTACCACATTTAAAGCATTAACTGTATATAATGTGTTACTATCTTTTTTTCTATGTATTGATATTGTGTTAGGTGTTCTTTTAAAATTGCCTGACTCCACATTATATGTTATATACAAATCATTTTTATTTTCTTCATCTGAAAACACAAACATTCTTTTCTCTGATACATCGTATGATGTTGCAATATAATCTGCTATCAGATCCAAATCTTTTTTATGTGCAAAAGTGCACAATAATTGTGTTCTCAATTTTATCCTATTTTCTGTGCTGCAGCTGCAAATTTGCCTATTGGTCTTCCGGAATGAGACATACCTACTGTATGTGCTCCTTGTGTACCTCCGCCACATATACATTCTGATGTTGGTACAAACCATACTTCTTGTAGTGCTGCTACATAAAATATCACTCCCTGACCTCCGCCATCTGCTATGCCGTCTCTTCTCATTTCTAAATCTAATTCTTCTTGAATTTTTATTAATGCTTCAAAATCATTTTGAACTCCGCCATACTTATCATTTAGTGCTTCTATAACCCCTGGCATTACAGCTGTACCATCAAATACTGTTGATAATGCAAACTCTGTTCTAGATTTGCCTCCTAGTACCGGTCCTAGAGTTTGTGCTAGTGTACTATCTGCAAATGTGTTTTTACCTAATCTAATATAAGTATTTCTATTTTTTAATTCTTTGACGTGCCAACCTTTTCCGTTAATATCAACATCATGTGGAGCATTAGCACCTCCCAATTCTCCTCGATCAAACAAAAATGGTATTAAGTATTCACCTCTGCCCATTTCTGTACCTTTTGATCCTCCACGAGCTGTTCCTATATCAGCTAGTCCGTAAAACTCCGGAGGTACTGGCATTCCGGATTGTCCTCCTCCACTAGGAATTTGTTTTAAACTAAATAATTCTTTAGCTAATACTTTTGGATCCGCACTATACAGTTCATCTAAAACTTCATCAATATATTTTGCTGTATATGTTGCTGATGTGATATCATATAAAGTAAAATAAAGTTTTTGTAATATTTTAGCTGGAATAATATTCTCTACTTTATTTAGCCATTGTTGCCAACTCTCATCTTCTGCAAACTTACCTATCATACGCTTAGCTATTACTTTAGTTGACTTACGAGCCATTGGACTAAAATTTGCCTTTTTCATATCCTTTTCTAAATAATCAGTAACTTGATCAACTTCTGATCGATTTAATTGATATGTTTTATCGCCAATTTTAAGTAATGCTTCTCTTATATTAACAGTTTTTTTATCATCAACTGGCTTAGCGTCCAAGAACGCTTGATCCAATATATCCACATCTTCATTCAGTGATACTCCATTCTCCGTTAACACTTCATCTAATATATCTAGTTCTTGTTTTGTATACGGGGCTATTGCATAACCTTTAGGTAATCTGTAAAACCATTCATGTATTATTTTATCTGTATTCATTCACATACTTTTTTAATAAATATTAAACTACCTTGGAAGTCATGTCTTTCATGACACCATAATTGATACCGGCCTTTATCTTGACTGGATATTTTCCGTTCTCAGAAATAATGTTTTTTAATTCTAAAATTTTATCTTTTCCTTCATCCAAGTTAAAATCAAATAAAAATGAATCATAAGTATATAATATTAATTTGCTATCACGTTCTGACATATACTCGTTCAGTTCATTTAATACCAACATGTTATGTTCTGTCTCAGATGCTTGCAATTGATAATTAAATAATTTGTTAGGATTCATTTCAAACAAATTATCTTTATGCATAGGCCGTTTAAAATAAGGAGTTTCAATATATCCATTAGATTTAAATTGTTTCCATAATTCTTTAACATATATCTGAGTTTTACCAAAGAATGGTATTTTTGCAAAGTCTTTATCTATGCCACCATATAACAATCTAAATGTAATTTTTTTACTTTGTTCATATTCTTCTTTTGATAATTCTTCTTTACCAAAATATTGACATCCAAAGTATTCATGTATAGAACCATCTGGTAAATTATAATCAATTA